CCCACGCACAGATTATTTCCCCCGTATGAATCCGTCGGGGACCGGAGCAGTAGGAATCAAACCATGGCACGAGGCGGAAAACGCGAGGGTGCCGGGAGAAAACCGGACCCGAATAGCAAGCGGCAGCAGGCACTAGCCAAGAAGGCGGCCGCAGCCAGGAAGCCGGCGGCGAAGAAGGCCCCTGCCAAGGCCATCGGCCGCGGCCTGACACTGCCGAACGGGCAGAAGTCGCCGGATGCGCCGCCCGGCTGGCCGTTCGGGACGAAACCGCCGGAGGAACCGGCCGCGCCGGCACCGGACCCGGACTCGGACGACGGCCTGACAGATGAACAGCGCGCCGGCCTGTCGCCCCTGGACTATCTGCTGGCGGTGATGCGCAGCCCGAAGTCATCCAAGTCGGCACGGATGACGGCGGCGATCCAGGCGGCGCCGTACGTGCATCCGAAGTTGACGCCGGCCGGCAAGAAGGAAGCCAAGCGAGAAGCGGCGAAGGGCGTGGCCGGAGGCCGGTTCGCTGCTGCAGCCCCCCCGCGGCTGGCGGCGGCCGGCGGTAAGCGGGTGTGATGCCCCCGACCTGGTCCACAGCCTGCCCGGACTGGGCAGATCGGCTGAAGGACGGCCGTTCGATCATCCCGCCGCCGATCTTCAAGGAGACGGCGGAGCAGGCGCTGGCCATCTTCAAGCAACTGAAGATCGTCGATGCGGGCGATCTCACGTTCGGTGAGGCCTGTGACCAATGGGTGTTCGACCTGGTCGCCTCGGTCTTCGGCGCCTACGACCAGGAGTCCGGCCGGCGGCTGATCACGGAATGGTTTGTCTGCCTGCCCAAGAAGAACAGCAAGTCGACGCTGGCGGCCGGGATCATGATGACGGCGCTGATCCTGAATTGGCGCCCCTCGGCGGAGTTCGTGATCCTTGCGCCGACGATCGAGATCGCCTCCAACAGCTACAAGCCGGCGTCCGACATGTGCTCGGAGCGGGCTGACGAGGAGCTGGCGGCACTGATGCACGCCCAGACCCACGTCAAGACGATCACGAACCAGGACAGCAACGCTACGCTGAAGGTAGTTGCAGCCGACTCGAAGACGGTAGGCGGCAAGAAGTCTGTCGGAACGCTGGTGGACGAACTCTGGCTGTTCGGCAAGGAGGCCGAGGCAGCGAACATGCTGCGCGAGGCGATCGGGGGCCTGGCCAGCCGGCCTGAGGGCTTCGTCATCTACCTGACGACCCAGTCGGACGACCCGCCGGCCGGGGTGTTCAAGCAGAAGCTGGACTACGCCAGAAAGGTGCGCGACGGCGAAATCGTCGACCCAAAGTTCGTCCCGATCATCTACGAGTTCCCGCCTGACATGGTGGCTCGAGGTGAGCACCGGGACATCAAGAACTTCCCCTTGGTCAACCCCAACTGGGGCAAGTCGGTGGACGCCGAGTTCATCGAGCGGGAATACAAGAAGGCGCTGGAGGCCGGCGAAGAGGAAGTCCGCGGCTTCCTGGCCAAACACGGGAATGTCGAGATCGGCCTGAACCTGCGCAGCGACCGCTGGGCAGGCGCGGACTTCTGGGAAGCAGCAGCCGAACCGGGTCTGACGCTTGAGGCACTGCTGGATCGGTCCGAAGTGGTTGTCGTCGGTATCGACGGCGGCGGCTTGGATGACCTGCTGGGTCTGTGCGTCATGGGCCGCGAGCGCGGCACCAGGCGGTGGCTGTCATGGAATCGGGCCTGGGCGCACGAGATTGTGCTCGAGCGCCGCAAGGAGATCGCGCCGAGGCTGCAGGACTTCCAGAAGGCCCGAGACCTGGTGTTGGTCAAGCAGCCGGGCGACGACGTGCAGGAGGTCGCCGACCTGGTGTGTCAGGTCCGTGACGCCGCCCTGCTGCCGGATAAGCACGCGATCGGAGTGGACGCCGCCGGCATCGCTGACATCGTCGACGCGCTGGTGGCGCCGGAGCGCGGCATCTCCATGGAGCAGATCGTCGCGGTCCGGCAGGGGTACTCACTGAACGGCGCCATCAAGACCTGCGAGCGCCGGATCGCCGGCGGCGAGATGGTGCACGCTGGCCAAGGTCTGATGAACTGGTGTGTCGGCAACGCGCGGATCGAGGACAAGGGCAACGCCATCCTGATCACGAAAGCAGCCTCCGGCAAAGCCAAGATCGACCCCCTCATGGCGCTGTTCGACGCAGTGTCTCTCATGGCCCTGAATCCGACGGCATCCGCCATCACACAAGGCTTCGTCACCCTATGAGCATTTTTTCCCGTGTCGCTGCCGTCTTTTCCCGGCAGCGGGGAGAGGTGCGCCCGCAGAACGAAGCCCAAGTCACCTACGCAAGCAGCGTGATGGAAGCCTTCGGCGTCACGCCGGGCGCCGCGGGCATCAGTGTCAACGCGACGTCAGCCCAGCGAGTGTCCGCCGTGGCGGCGTGCCGGCAGAAGATTGCCGGTTCCATCTCGACGCTGCGCCTGGACGTCTTGCAGATTAACGGTGACACGGAAGTCAAACTGCCGCGCGATGCACTGTGGTATCTGCTGAACGAGCAGCCGCACCAGCAGTTCACCGCGACCAGCCACTGGGACAACAAGGTCAGTGAGCAGCTGCTGCGGGGCGACGGCTACACGTGGATCCGCCGCCGAATGAACGGCTCGATCGCCGAGCTGTTCCCGTTGCCGTGGAACTCCGTGCAGCCCTGGCGGATGCCGGACGGCTCGGTGCGCTACTACATCAGCCTGCCGGAGTGGGGCATCACGACGTGGCTCGACCCGTCCGACATCCTCCACTTTCCCGGCAGCGGCTTCGACGGTCTGCGCTCCATGAGCGTGATCGCCTACGGGGCCAAGAACGCCATCGGCAATGCGCTGGCGATGGACGAGTACAGCGGCCGGTTCTTCCAGGGCGGCGCGCATCCATCCATCGTCCTGTCGACAGACAAGGTGATGACGGACAAGCAGAAGGTCGACCTGCAGGCCGCCTTCGCCGCCAAGTACAGCGGCGTCGACAACGCCCACAGACTGCCGCTGGTGCTGACCGAAGGCTTCAAGGCCACTGAGATCAGCCTGTCCGCAGAGGACGCGCAGTTGATCGAGGCCCGCAAGTTCCAGGTGGTGGACATCGCTCGCGCGTTCGGCGTGCCGCCCCACATGATCGGCGAGACGACGGGCTCGTCGGCCGTCGGCGCCGGCTACGAGCAGCAGGCGCGCGACTTCGTGATGCACACCCTGCGCCTGCACCTGAAGCGCCTGGAGCAGGAGCTCAATCGCAAGCTGTTCCCGCGCGACACCGGCAAGTTCGTCCGCTTCGACCTGGGCGATCTGATCGAGGGCGACAGCAAGGCTCAGGCCGAATACAACCGCGCCGCGCTCGGCGGCCCCGGCACCGGCCAAGGCTGGCTCACGGTGAATGAAATTCGGAAGCAAAAAGGGCTCCCGCCGGTAGATGGCGGGGATACAATTTTCGATCCAAGCAAAGTGACGTCGCAGCAGCCAGCCGCCTCGTGAAAAAATCGGGCATCTATTCGATCAGGAACTCAGTGAACGGCAAGATGTATGTCGGGAGTTCCGGCGACATCGAAAAGCGCATGTCTGACCACCGTGTAGCCCTGAATCGTGGATCGCATCACAGCGTCACGCTACAGAGAGCTTGGGAGAAGTACGGGGCCGACGCGTTTGAGTTCTCGGTCGTCGCGGTTGTTGAACATCCGGAGCAGTTGCTTGCCGAGGAACAACGTTGGATCGACCACTACAGGTGCGTCGGTCGGCGTGGTTACAACGTGTCCCCCACAGCGGGTAGTCCGCGCGGTGTGAAGCACAGCGCAGAAGCACGTGACCGGATGCGCGCTGCCAAGATCGGCCGCAAGTTGACACCAGAACACCGGGCCAAAATCGGCGCATCGGGCGCCGGCAAGAAGATGGACCAGGAAGCCGTGGCACGGCGGAACGCAGCGCGCCGCGCAAATGGCGGGTTCACGCAGTCTGCGGAGTCGTACGCCAAGATGGTCCAGACGCGACGCGCGCGAGGCGGCTTCCAGCACACCGACGAAACGCGGAAGACGATCAGCGAGAAGATGCGGCTCGTGAGAGCCTCCAGCCCGGCTTAAGGCCACGCGCTCCGACACAAGCACCTCCGGGTGCTTTTTTTTGTGCCCGCTTCGTGGGCGCGGAAGGAAACCCAAATGAAAATCCTCCAGCTCCTGCGTGATAACGCCGGCCGGGCCAAACACCCGGCCAACGCCGTGCGCAACGGCGACGAGGCCGCGATCTACATCTACGACGTGATCGACGCCTATTGGGGCGTGTCCGCCGTGGGAGTGATCGACCAGATCGCCGCGGCCGGTGACGCCAAAGTGCTGAACGTGCACATCAACAGCCCCGGCGGCGATGTGTTCGAGGGGCGCGCCATCATGGCCGCCATCGCGCGCTTCCCGGGCAAGACGGTCGCCCACATCGACAGCCTGGCGGCGTCGGCCGCGACCAGCATCGCGCTGGCCTGCTCCGAGGTGGTGATGGCCGAGGGCGCGTTCTTCATGATCCACAACGCCTCGGGCTTGGCCTGGGGCGACAAGACGGTGATGCGCGAGACCGCCGACCTGCTCGAGAAGGTCGAGGGCGCCATCGTCAACGACTACACCACCAAGACGGGCAAGGACGAGGCCCAGGTGCGCGCCTGGATGGATGCGGAGACCTGGTTCACCGCGTCCGAAGCGCTGGACAACGGCTTCGTCGATCGCGTGACCGACGCCCAGAAGTCCGCCAAGAACACCTGGAACCTCGCGGCGTACGCAAAGGCTCCCAAGGAGCTGCTCGCGCCGCCCGACCCGCCGAAGGTCGAAGAACCAACCAACGAAGAACCCGCCTCGGCGGGTTTTTTCATGTCCACCGCCAACGCCAACCGGCTGCGGCTGCTGCTTGCCTAGCGCTTCTCGCGCTGCAAACCGCTGGGCGCCCGGTCGGCGCCTTTTTCTTTTGAAAGGTCAGAAATGACGATCCAAGCCCTGCGCGAGAAGATCGAAGCCCTCGCCAAACAAGCCAAGAACATGATCGAGTCCAAGGGCGGCGAAAGCTGGTCCAAGGAAGAACAGGCCACGTACGACGGCTTCATCAACCAGATCGAAGAAGCGAAGGCCGGCATCAAGCGGCTCGAGCAGATGCGCGAGCTGGAGGCCGAGAACTTCTTCAACGACGCCAGCGAGGAAGCCCGCAAGCGCGCGGCCAAGAGCGGCAAGGACCCGGTCGAGATCGACGCGATGCAGGCCGTCGCCCTGTACCTGCGCCACGGCAACAACGTCACCGCCGAACAGGCCATCGCCATCCGCAACGCGATGTCCACCACGACCACGACCGAAGGCGGCTACACCGTCCCCTCGGAGGTGTCTTCGATGGTGATCGACGCCCTCAAGGCGTACGGCGGCATGCGTGACGTCGCCGAGATCATCACGACCGAGGGCGGCAACCCTTGGAACTTCCCCACCTCGGACGGCACCGCTGAAACGGGCGAGATCGTCGCGGAAAACGGTGCGGCCTCCGGCGCTGACATCACCTTCGGCACCGTGGCGCTGAACCCGTTTATGTACAGCTCCAAGAAGATCGCGCTGCCCTGGCAGCTGATCTCCGACAGCGCTGTCGACGTGGTGAAGTTCGTGGTCAATCGGCTGTCCACCCGCCTGGGCCGAATCACCAACACCCACTACACCACGGGTGACGGCTCCAGCAAGCCCTATGGCCTGATGGCGCGCACCAGCGCCGGCAAGACCGGCACCACCGGCCAGACCCTGACCGTGATCTACGACGACCTGGTCGACCTGAAGCACTCGGTGAACCGTGCCTACCGCCAGAACGGCAAGTGGATGATGAACGACCTGTCGGTTGCCATCGTGTCCAAGATCAAGGACACCACCGGCCAGCCGATCTGGCAACCGGCCATCACCGCGGGCGCCCCGGACATGCTGCTGGGCCACCCGGTGGTGACGAACGACGACGTGGCCGTGATGGCCGCAAACGCCAAGTCGATCGCCTTCGGTGACCTGTCGCAGTACAAGATCCGCGACATCGCCAACAGCGTCATCATGCGCCGCTTCGACGACTCGGCGTTCGCCCTGAACGGCCAGGTCGGCTTCTGCGGCTGGTTCCGCACCGGCGGCAACCTGGTTGACACCGCGGCCGTCAAGCACTACGCCAACAGCGCGACCTGATCGACATGGCGAAGGACAAGCCGGCAGCAACGCCGGCCCCCACACCAGCGCCCACTGCGGCGCCTGTGCCCGCTCCGGCGCCCGAGTTGACCAAGGCTCGGGTGCTGGCAACGGGGATCTTCGGCCTGGCCGACGATGTGGTCGAGTTGCCTGCCGATGTGCTCGCGCAGGGCGTGGCGGCTGGTCAGCTCGATCCGCATCCCGACGCGGTCGCATACGCGGCCGCGCTCAAGTAGGGACGCACCACCTGCGTTGAACGGCCTCCGAAAGGGGGCCGTTTTGCATAGGACGTACACATGGACTTCAAGGTCATCACCGATGTCGCGACCGAGCCTGTCACGCTCGCCGAGGCGCGCCTGCAGTGCAAGGTCGACGCGGACGACACCAGCCACGACGCGGTGCTGACCTCGCTGATCACTGCGGCGCGCGAGTATGCGGATCACTACACCGGCCGTGCGCTGGCGCCGCGCACGCTGGAAGGCGTCCTGGATTCGTTCCCGGCCTGCAGTGAGTCCTTCGATCTGCCCATGCCGCCGGTGACGTCGATCACCAGCATCAAGTACACCGACGTGGACGGCGTCGAGCAGACGATGGACAGCGGGGACTACGCGCTGAGTGCATACGACGACAGCCGCACGGTTTCCCTGGCCTACGGTGCCAGCTGGCCGAGCACCCAATGCGTGCCGAACGCCGTGCGCGTGCGGTTCGTCACCGGCTTCGCCGCATGCCCGAAGGCCGTGAAGGCGGCGCTGCTCCTTCACATCGAACTGGAGTCGCCGCTGAACCCGCACACGCCGGCCGAGCGCGAGTCCATGGCGAAGGCTCGAGACTGCCTGCTTGACACGGTGAAGCTCTGGGGCATGTGATGGACGCGCGCCGCCTCAACGTCCGGGTGCTGATCAAGCAGCTGGTCGACGCCCAGGACGACATCGGCCAGCCGACGCAAGTCTGGGCGAACCTGATCTCCGACAGCGACGGCAAGGTGGCGGCCAACATCAAGCACCTGTCTGGCATCGAGACGATCAAGGGCGGGGCAGAGACGGGCGTCGTGAAGGCCTCGATCCGCATCCGCCGGCGCACCAACGTGACTCCCGCGATGCGAGTGCACTACAGCACCACGGTCTACGAGATCAAGGCGGTGCTGCCGGACGTCGAGCGGAAGGACTACATGGACCTGTCCTGCGAGGTCATCCAGTGAGCCGACGCCGGGCCCAGAGCACAGCGCAGACGTTCGCCGTGTCGGTCGATCTCGACGCCCTGAACGACTACATCGGCGCGCTGGAGGAAGACGTCCGAGCCGCTGCTAGGCCGGCGGCGCAGGCAGGCGCTGAGGTGCTGTACCAGGCGGTGATGCAAAACGTCAACGCGCTGGGCCGCCAATCCGGAAATCTGGCTTCTTCGATCTACCAGGCGTACTCCACGCACGACAGCAAGGACGGCAAGCACGTTTACCACGTGAGTTGGAACCCTAGGAAGGCGCCGCACGCGCACCTGGTGGAGTTCGGGCACATCCAGAAATTCAAGGTGTACCTCGGAAAGGATGGCCGCTGGTACACGAACAAGAAAGCTCCGCTGCCATCGCCGATTCAGCGAGCCGCAAAGCCGTTCATGCGGTCGGCGATGGCGCAATTCCCGCGCGCGCAGGCTGCGATGGAGGAGCGGTTCTTCCAGGAGCTGGGCCATGTCCTTTGAGAGCGACCTGTTCACGTTGCTGAAGGCTGCCTCGCCGGCGCTGGGCACGCGGGTGTTCCCGGACTTCGCTCCGGTGACGACCGCGCGGCCGTACTGCACCTACCAGGGCATAGGCGGCGACGTGCTGAACATGGTCGCCAACGTGGCACCCGGCGTGCGCAACGCCATGCTGCAGATCACTGTGTGGTCCAACACGCGCAAGGAGGCGCTGGAGATCAGCCGCGCCATCGAAGACGCGATGTGCACAACCAGCGTCTTCAAGGCGGCGCGCCCGCTCGCCGCAGCGGTGGCCGACTACGACGCCGAGATCCCGGTCTACGGATCCCGCCAGGACTTCACGGTCTGGCACACGACATAGGGCTGCACAGCCCATCCCGATGAGAGGGCCCGCGTGACGCGGGCTTTTTCATGTCCCCCGCCCGCAAGGGCGTCAAACCTCCGCCGCCTTCTGGCGGTTTTTTTTCGCCCTCACACGAAAGGCACCCTCCCATGAAATCGCTGTTCTCCCCTCGCAACCTGCTGATGCTGGCATTCGTGCTGGTGTTGGCCGTGCTGGTGCAAACCGGCATGGTCAATGCCGCCGACGCCAGCCTGATCGGCCTGGCTGGCACCTTCAACTTCCCCGAAGGGACTCGCTTCTACTTCTGCAGCAGCGACAACTTCGCTGCGGAGAAGACCATCTCCGCCGTGACGAACGCGAACCCGGCTGCGGCGACCTCCACCGCGCACGGTTACGTGGACAACGACGAGGTGCTGTTCCTCTCGGGCTGGGAAGACGCGACGAACGCGCTGTACCGCGTCAACCAGACCGCGACGGACAACTTCGAGTTCCTCGGGCTGAACACCAGCAACACCCGGTTCTTCCCGGCCGGCTCCGGCACCGGCACGACCAAGAAGATGGGTTCCTGGGTGCAGATCCCGCAGGTGATGAAGATCGACACGTCCGGCGGCGATCCGCGTTTCACGGAAGTGCAGTTGCTGGCGAGCCGCAACTCGCTGCGCATCCCGACCGGCTTCAACGCCACGACCACGGTCCTGACGCTGGCCCATGACCCGGCCGACGCGAACTGGCTGACCATGATCGACATCTCGCGCTCGCTCACTCCGGTGGCCTTCAAGATGGCCCTCGGCGGTGGCGGCACGACCTACGGCTACGGCTACATGGCCGTCACCGAGGCGGCCCGCATGAACGCCAACCAGGTCAACGAGGTGAGCGCCTCGTTCGCCTTCCTAGGTCGCCAGATCTCCTACTCGACCTGATCTCCCGGGCGCAAGCCCTGTCCCTGTACCGACCCGGGCTGCTGTCTCCTCTTCGCGGGGGAGCGGTGGCTCGGGCACGGGCATCTTTCAACTCCCCGCGAAGGACCAAATTCATGCCCTCCATCAAGCTCGGCGCCCGCCCGAAGACTTTCCCGCGCGTCATCAAGTTCAAGGACATCGACGGCACGGAGCTGTCGGTGCCTGTGACCTATAAGTACCGCACCCGCAAGGAGTACGGCGCCTGGAACGACGAGCTGCCCGATTACCCCGAAGCGAAGGACGCCATGGACGCGGACGGCAAGTTCTCGTCCGAGAAGTACATCGAGATGGTCTCGAACTGGAACGCGGATCGCCTCATGCAGACCCTGGAAGGCTGGGGCCTGGACGAGCCGTTCAACGCCGACAACGTCAAGCAGCTGTGCGACGAGATGCCGGCCTGCGCCGAGGCCATCGTCGACGACTACAAGACGGCCATCCTGCAGGGGCACCTGGGAAACTGACCGACGCGGCGGCCGCGCTGTACTGGCGGCCGCCGCAGCTCGGCGAGCAGGACAAGATCGGCGCCGCCATCGCAGCAGCGATGAAAGACAGGGTGGTGGAGGTCTGGCCGGAGAACTGGCCGACCTTCACGCTCTTCTACGACCAGCGCACGCAGTGGCGCGTCGGTTTCAACGGTCCCACGGGCCTAGACCATGGCGTCCTCTACCGAGATCTCGACGACCTCGGCATCACGGGCGATGAGCGCCTCCGCGTGAAAGCGGAGATCAGCGCAATGGAGCAGGCCGCGCTTGACGCGATGCACGGAACATCCTCATGACCGAATCCCGGAAGATCCAGCTTGCCACCGAGGTCGATGCCAGCGGCGCCTCCGCCGGCTTCGAGCAGGTCAAGCGCGGCGCGCGCGAGATGGCGCAGTCCGTCGCCCAGGCCGGCCAGACCGCAGGCAAGGGGCTGGACGCCATCGGGGATGGTGCCAAGCGCGCGGCCGACGGCTTCAACCGGGAAGAGGGGCGCATGCGCGCCTCTATCCAGCGCGCGACGCTGGACCTGCAGACGCTGGGCAAGACCGCTTCGCAGAAGCTGGAGGCCAAGATCGACCTGCAGGGGCTCGATCGCGCGAAGTTTGAACCGCTCCTCGCGGTGCTGAGGGAAGCAGAACAGGAACAGGCACGGCTGGCTGCCGGCGCGAAGGCGGACACCTTCATCGGCAACCTGGAAAGCCAGCTCGCGGCGTTGCGTGAGCAGGCGCACCTGCAGGGCCTGAGCGCGGACGAGGCACTGCGCTACAAGGCGGCCCAGGCCGGCGCCGCGCAGGCGGCAGAGCCCCTGATCCAGGAACTGCACGCCATCCAGCAGGCGCAGGAGGCGGTCGCGAACGCGGCGCGCTCCGCTGCCGCGGCGCAGAAGGAAGCGGCGGCCGAAGCGGGCCGGCGCACGTCCTTCCTGGACGGCCTCAAGGCGCAGTCGGACGCGATCGGCAAGAGCAGGGCAGACCTGCTCGCCCTGCGCGCCGCCGAACTCGGCGTGGCGGACGCGGCCGCTCCGATGATCGCCAGGATCCGCGAGGCCGACAAGACGCATGCGAGTTTCGCGGCGTCTGGCAAGTTGTCGGCCTACGAGCTTCAGCAAGTGGCCTTCCAGATGCACGACCTGGGCGTGCAGGCTCTGGCCAGCGGCGGGAACTTGAAGACCGTGCTAACCGCGGTTGCGCAGCAAGGCTCGCAGCTGTCTGGCACCTTCAACGGCGCCGGCAACGCGTTCCGGGCACTTCTCTCGCTCGTCACCCCGATGCGCGCGGCGATGGCCGGCGCGGCTGTCTCCGTTGGCGTGCTGGCGTTGGCCATGGCGAATGCCGAGACCAAGGCGCGCGGCCTGGCCACCATCCAGGCGCAGCTGGCTGGCACTGGCCGGGCGGACTTCTTCTCCACGAAGGAACTGGACGACTTCACGAAGCGCCTGTCGCAGGTGCCGGGCGTCACGCGCGAGGCGGCGCGAGAGATCGTCTCCGAATTCTCCAAGGTCGGTGGCGTCGGCAAGGAGGTCTTTGTCGATCTCGCGGCCCGGGTGAACGACTACGCCAAGGCCACTGGCAAGTCCATCCCGGAGGCCGCCCGGACGCTCGCGGAAGCCTTCGCCAACCCCGAGAAGGGCGCGGCTGATCTCGGCAAGACGCTGACCAACTTCCCGACCGGAGCTCAAGCCTCCGCGGAGAGCCTGGCCCGCTTGGGCAAGACCGCAGAAGCGCAGGCCGCGATGATGCGCGGCCTGGACGTGGCGATCAAGGGCGTGGCCGCTGGCTCGTTCACACCGCTGCAGACGTCCATGGACGACCTGCGCAAGTCGTGGGAACGCGCGCTGGACGCCTTCGACCACAGCGAAGGTCTGCGCAACCTGAACGCGCTGCTAGGCAAGACGGTCGAGCTTGTCACGTTCCTCGTGAGCAATGTCGACAAGGTCGGCGGCCTGGCGAACGTAGGCAAGGCCAGCATCCCAGGCGCAGCACCGGCGGCTCTTGGTGAGGCCATCGCGGGCCCGGTCCGCCGGTTCATCTTCGGCCCGGATACTGCCGCCGGCAGCCGAGAGGCGAGCGGCAAGGTCACGGATGCGAACAGTGCTGCGGTGAGTGCTGCCGCCACCGGCGCCGACGGCGACAGCGCTTCCCGCGACCTGCGCAAGCGTCAGCTGGCAGTCGCTGACGCGCACAAGACCGAGGCCCGCCAGATCAAGGAGCTGGAGGAAAGCCGGACTGGCCTGAACCAGGCGCTGAAAGAGTCCAACCGCCTCTACGAAGAGGCGGCGAAGCGGGGCGACGCAGCCGCGCAGAAGGAGCACGGCGCGGAATCTGCGAGGCTGCGCGACGGCATCGCCGGCATCAACAAGCAGATCTCCAGCCTCGGGAAGGGGCAGGGGATCCTTGACGCCCAGCTGCAGCAGAAGGTTGACGTTGCGCAGAACGCACTGGCGCGCGAGCGAGAGTCGCTAGCTTTCCAGGATCGGAAGCTTCAGGCCATCTACCAGGCCGGCGGCCTCTCTCTGGTCGACTTCTACGACCAGAAGCGCCAAGCCATCGAGAAGGGCACGGCCGCCGAGATCGCCGCGCTGGAGACCGAGCGCAAGGCGGTCGAGGACCACCTGGCCAAGAGTCGCGACCCGGACAAGAAGGAGCAGGACCGCACTCGCCTAGCGAAGATCGGCCTCCAGGAAGCGGATGTGCGCACGAAGGGCGCGCGCGAGATTGAGCTCTCGAACCTCGAAGCCGCCAACACCTTTCGCCAGCTGGACGAATCGGTCCTGAACTACCGGGCCAACCTCCTGCAGTTGCAGGGGGACGAGGCCGGCGCCGCCAAGGAGCGCGCCAAGATCGCGATCGAGCAGGCCAGCATCCTGGCCGACCAGTCGCAGAAGAGCCGCAATCCGATCTCAGCCCAGGACCAGGCCGCCACCCAGCGCGCGATCGAGCAGACCAACCAGATCACGGACGCTCGCAACCGCCTGACCATCCAGAGCCAGCAGCTGGCAGTGGTCGAGGATCGGATCGCGATGCTCCAGCGCACCGGCGCGATCGGCGAGCTGGAGGCACTGCAGCAGGTCGGCGCGGCGCGCGCGGCGCGGCTGGCCGGTCTGGAGAAGGAGGTTCAGGCGCTGGAGAAGCTGTCTGCCGAGCGCCCGCTGGACATGCAGCTGCAGCTGGACACCTCGCGCGCACGGCTCGAGCTGGACAACCTGAAGGCGTCGCTTGACCCCCTGAAGGAGAAGTTCGACGGGATCTTTCGCGACGCGGGCTCCAACCTGTTCGCGGACCTGTCGACCGGCACGAAGCCGATCGAGGCGATCAAGAAGTTCGCCAACAGCATCCAGCGCGAGATCAGCGCCAGCGTTGGCAGCAGCCTGTCGGCGCAGTTGTTCGGCAAGAACGGAGCACTGGGCGGCGCCGGCGGGCTGTTCGCGGACCTGTTCGGCGGCAAGAACCGCAACGCCGCCGCTGACGTCGCGGTCAAGAACACGGCGCAGGAGTCGTTCCGCCTGAGCGAGATCGCCGCGCAGAACGCCGGTGACAAGGCGCAGGTCGCGGCGGCCAACGTCTCGCAGGCCAATGCTGCGGTGTCCAGCGCCACGGCCCTGACCGACCTCGCCGCGGCAGCCCAGGCGGCGGCTGTGTCCCTGCGCAGCGTGACCGGCACGCCGCTGCCGCCGCTGCCCGGCACGACTGGCGACTTCGCGCGCCTGGACCGCGGCCAGCGGGCTGGCGAGAGCACCGTTCCGGACGTCCTGGCCGACACCAGCCGCTCGAGCGAGCGCCTGACCGATGCCAACGTTCAGGCCGCCACCAGCGTCGTCCGGCTGGCCAGCGCGGCCGCGCGCGGCGGGGATGCGATGTCCCTGCTGCCCGGGGTGATCCAGCAGATCATCGCCGCGGCAAGCACCGCCGGCGCGACGTCCTCGGGCGGCGGACTCCTGGGCAGCCTCGCCAGCTTGTTCAGCGGCAGCAGCGCCGCCGCCCCCAGCTTCGTCGATCTCGGCACCGCCACCGGTGCTGACCTGGCCCTGTTCTTCCACTCCGGCGGCATCGTCGGGCAGGACCGGGACATGCGACCGGCGCCGGCTGGCGTCTTCGACGCCGCACCGCGGTACCACACCGGCGGTCTGGTGGGCGGCCCCGCGCGCGAGCCGTCCCTGGCCGCCAACGAGGTGCCGGCCATCCTGATGGGCGGGCCCAAGGGCGTGCGCGAAGAGGTGCTGACCGCCGACGACCCGCGCCACAGCGACCGGCTCACGCCGGAACTGCGGCAGATCATCCTCGAGCGGCGCCTGCCTGCCGAGATGCAGCCCGCCGCCAGCCAGGACGCCGGCCGTGGCTACGAGCGCGGCGGGTTCGTCGACACCGTGGTGCACCGCACGATGGACGTCCCCGGCTACCGCGCCGGCGGGCTGGTCGACCGCTCGCACACCACCGAGCGCTCGGTCATGAGCCTCGCGCACTTGGTGACGGTCCCCATGCAGGGCCCGGCCGGCGCCACGCCAGCGCGCGAGCTCGCCGTTCAAGTGGCAGGGCCGCAGGTCAGCTTCAGCGCGCCGGCCGCGGTCATGCCGCCGGCCCAGGTCATCGCGGTCCCGCGCGAGCTGCGCGACTCCAGCCGCACCGACCGCTCGAGCGTCGAGCGCATCCGCGAGACGGTCCTGCGCGGCGTGCCGGTCCAGGGCGAGCGCGGTGCACCCGGCAGCCTCGTCGCGTTGACTGTCGCTCCCATGCTGCAGGCGTCGGCCGGTGCGCCGACCCCGGACCGCATGCCAGAGCGGGCCGTGATCGGCTTCTCCACCGGCGGCTACACCGGAGACATCGACCCGCGCCAGGCCGCTGGCGTGGTGCACGGGCGCGAGTTCGTCTTCAGCGAGCCTGCGGTGCGCGCGATCGGCGTCGATCGCCTGGAGCGCATGCACGCCAAGGCCAAGACCGGCCGGATGGACGGCGACGAGCTCCCCGGCTACTACGACGGCGGCTACGTCTCCAGCATCGGCGAGCGCGTCGTGTCGAGCCGCGTCACCCAGCACCTCATGCCGGCTCCGCAGCCGGTCAAGGCCGGCGACACGCACATCACGCACCAGACGACCCATGTGACGGTGCAGGCCACTCCCAACACCAGCCGCCAGACGGCACTGCAGACCGGCCGCGAGGTCGGGCGCGGCATCGACCTGGCCCGCCGGAGGAACGGCTGATGTCCATCCTCGTCTTCTCCGACATCGTCTTCCGCCACAGCGTGATCAGCGCGGGCGTGAAGGGCCGCCAGGTACGCAAGAACAAGCGCGTCACCACGGCCAGCGGTTTCGAGTCGATCAACATCGTCTGGGACCGGACGCTGCGCGAGTTCGAGATTGCGACCATTCCGCTGCAGCGTGCCGATTGGGAGTACATCGAGTCGATCCACGAGATCACCGAGGGCGGCGCCTACGGCTTCCTGCTGGAAGACCCGAAGGACTCGCACACCACCAACACGACCGCCTACACCCAGACGACGGGCGTGATGGCGTCGCTGGGCGGCGGCACGTACCAGCTCTACAAGCGGTACAAGCACCTCGCCTCGACCCGCTACAAGGACCGGAAGATCACCCGTCCGGTGGCCAGTGAGTTCCAGGCCTACGACGTCGCCGGCAGTCCGCTGACTGGGACGGTCGACGCGAACACCGGCATCGCGACCATCACCGGCGTGCCGGCGACCTGGGTCGGGCGCTTCTACGTGCCAGTGCACTTCCAGAGCGACATCATCGACTGGACGCTGGAGGCATCCGGCCCTGAGTCCGTGCGCTACTGGAGCGGCCCCTCCGTGGTGTTCGAGGAAATCAGGGAGTAGCCGGCATGCCGCGCTCCATTCCGACGGGCCTGAAGGCCCACTACGCGCTGGGCACGACGCGCATCAAGGAGTTCTGGCGCGCCACCCTGAAGGACGGCACCGTCATTGCCTCCACGACGCACACCGACGACGTGGTGATCACCGGGATGACCGTCAACGGCTACGTGCTCAACGCGACCTATGTGAGCTCTGCCGGCTACAACCCATCGGACATCGAGAGCGGGTCTGACTTGAGCGTCGACAACATGGAGGTCGACGGCTACCTCTCGTCGCCGCTGATCACCCAGGACGACATCCACTCGGGCCGATGGGACTACGCCACGATCGTGCTGTTCGAGGCGGTGCCGGACATCATTTCGCTGGGCGTCAACATCCTGCGCTCCGGCACGCTCGGGCAGGTCAAGGCCGGCCGGACGATGTTCACCGCGGAACTGCGCGGGCTGACGCAGAAGTACGCGCGCCGGATCGTGATGCTCACGACGCAGGAGTGCAACGCGGACCTGGGCGATGCGCGCTGCAAGATCGACCTGGACGACTGGACCGTCTACGGCTCCGTCGACAGCGTCACCGACAACCGGACGATCTTCGACGCCACCAGGGTGGAGGCGGCCGACTTCTTCACTGGCGGGCTGCTCACGTGGCTGTCGGGCGCGAACGTCGGCCAGTCGATGGAGGTCAAGCAGTCCTGGCCGGGGATCCTGGAGCTGCATGAGGGAATGCCGTTTCCGGTCACGGCCCTGAACAGCGACCCGGGCAAGAGCCCGACCCCCGCGATCCCGGACACGTACAAGGTCTACGCCGGCTGCCAGAAGCGCTTCTACCAGGACTGCATCGGCAAGTTCAACAACGGGCTGAACTTCCGCGGCTTCCCGCATCTGCCCGGGGTCGGTGTGTTCGGCGGGCCGGGCACGGTGATGACGCCGGCCACGGTGCCGGGTTCGCAGCTGAACTCGCCGCCGCCTCCGCCTATTCCGGTGCCGCCGGCTCCTGGGCCAGTTCCGGCGCCCGGTCCTTCGACGCCTGCTCCTGGTGCCATTTCTGGAACCGTCCCCGCGCCGATCGGCTCGCTCAACCTGACCAGCTACGGCGGTGTCGGGGATGGGGCGACCGACAACATCACGGCCCTGAACAACGCGATCACCGACGCGAGGACGTCAGGTGCACCGGTGTTCATCCCCGCCGGCCAGTTCAACTACAGCGGCGTCATCGAGCTCAATGGAGTGGTGCTGACCGGTACGGGTGCGGCTTCGATCCTGTACTCGACCGACTACACCCAGTCCTCCATCTTCATGCGCGGCGACGGGCCCCAGGTGAAGAACCTGCGGCTGACGGGCGCGGTTTCCCCGTCCCGCCTTGCTGCATGGCCGGCCACCCGTATCACGGTGATGGGCGCCACGAACTGGGTCATCCACAACAACGTTATCCAGCACGCTGGCGCGGCCAGCATCCAGACGGCGAAGTCCAGCGGCGACTCCGGCACCCCGGCGAGCAACGGCACGATCACCAACAACACGATCCAGGACTCGTGGGCGGACTCCGTCCACATGACCGCCGACGCCCACCACATCACCGTCGAGAGCAACCTGATCGAGCGCAGCGGCGATGACGGTGTCGCCTGCGTTAGCTACACCTACGACGCCGGGCGGGTGAACAACATCACGGCGCGCAACAACACCATCACCGACAACACCAGTGGTCGCGGCATGAGCGTGGTCGGCGGCAGCAGCATCCTGTACCAGAACAACACGATCGCCAACATGATCCGGGCGGGCCTCTACATCGTCCAAGAAGGCGGCTCCGCGGCCACCAAGTCCTGCCTGAACGTCACTGCGGAGTTCAACACGATCACGAACTGCGGCGGCACCGTCACCGGGCACGCGGCTGTGATGGTCTACAGCGACGGCGACCCCAACGACAGCATCACTGTCGCGCGGAGCCTGATCACCCAGAGCGGCGCGCAGAACGGCATCCGCTTCTTCGGGCCGCAGACCAACATCCTGTTCGATCGCAACCAGATCGTGGGGGCCGCCACCGACTACGACGGCGACACCTCCGACCCGGACATCACGATCGTCCCGTACGTCGCGGCTCCGCCTCCGCCGGCTCCTGCACCTCCGCCGCCGGCCACTGGCGGCTGGGGCAGCGACTCGATCGTCCTGATCAGCGGCGCCAACGAGGAATGGCTGCAGGTCGGCAACACCGGCAACGTCACCTGGGTGGCGGACAACCCGTGGGGCGCTGCTGGCCTCACGCGCGGCACCTACGCTGGCCTCAGCGGGACCACCTTCGAGTCGGCCTTCGGGCGTGGCGCTGCGCCGTACGGCTCCAACGGTGAGGTATCGGCCCGCTTCGCCGGCAAGTGGCCGAACACGACGTCTGCGCAGCACGAAGTCAAGGCGTATCCGTCGCTGCTGACCGGCAGGAAGCCGGGCTACTACAGCCCGACGAACCTGGTGGACGGCAAGCCCATCATCCTGCCGGACGGCTCGACCTCAATGACCGCGCCATCTGGTGCGACGCCGGGCACGTTCCTGCCGCTGCAGGCCAACGGCAACCTGCCGCCGGTCAACTGCTCGTTCGACTGGCACCACAACGTGACGCCAAGCGGGCAGGGCCACATCTCGTTCGACATCTGGCTCACAGCGCAGGCCAACCAGCTGAGCGGCTGGCCCGGCGGCCTCACGCACGAGATCATGATCCCGGTCGACTACTGGGGGAACTACGGCGCGGCTAACACGTCGCCCAACGGGCGCAACCCGGCGGACTACAGCCACGACGTCGTCATCGACGGCATCACCTGGGCCGTCTACTACCACACGCACTTCGGCTGGAACTTCATCGCCTTTGAGCCGCGCAACGGGCCGCTGGCGAACGGCACGCCGCACACGTTCAACCTGTCGGCGTACCTCAATCATGTGCGCTCGCGCGGCTGGTCGAACGGAACCGAGTGGTTCTCCAGCACCGAGCTGGGTGTCGAGCCGGTGGAGGGCGTCTTTGACCTGTCGATCACCGACTACCGAGTCTGGAGGCCGTGATGGGGCGCGAGGAATTGCAGGGCCGCATCGTCGCAGCGGCCAGAACACTCCTGCGCACTCCGTACGCGCATCAAGGGCGCGTTGCCGGCCTGGCGGCGGACTGCGCGTTCGTGCCGATCTACGCAGCGCACCAGATCGGGATGGATGTCCAGCACCTGTTCATCGCGCGCTACGGCCGTCACCCTGTGCCAGCCGAGATGCGTGCGGCGCTGGACGACAACCTCGACCGCATCCCGACCGACGACATCGGCATCAGCGACGTCGTTTGGATGCGCTTCGACGGCGAGCCGCAGCACCTGGGGGTCGTGGGCGACTACGTCCACGGCGGACTGTCGCTGATCCACGCCTACAACGGCGCCGGCGTGAACAAGGTGATCGAGCACCGCCTTGACGAGACCTGGCGCCGTCGAATCGTGGCCGCCTGGCAGTTCCGGGAGATCGAAGAATGAGCGGCAGTCTGGTGGGGGGCGTGGTCGGGGCGGCGATCGGCTTCACGAGCGGGAACGCTGCGATCGGCTGGGTTGTCGGCAGCATGGTCGGCGGGATGGTCTTCGGCGGCAACAAGCAGTCGGCGCCGCAACTGGCCGACCTGCGCCCCCAGGCTTCTGAGTACGGCCGCCCGATTCCGATCGTCTACTCCGTCATGGCGGTGGGCGGCAATGTGATCTGGGCGTCGGACCTGATCAAGACCAGCGATGGTGACGATGGCGGTAAGGGCGGTGGCGGATCACCCACCGGCGCAACCTATGCGGCCAACTTCGACGTCCTGATCGGCGAGTCGCCCGACGGCATCATGGGCCTCGGCCGGATCTGGGCCGGGCCCGACAAGCGCCTGGTGCGCAACGCGAACGGCGAGGTCGAGAGCGGCACCCTGCGCTTTTACGACGGTGCCGAAGACCAGTTGCCGGACCCGCTGGAGGAGTCCTATCTCGGGGCCGGCAACGTCCCAGCCTACCGCGGCTACGCGCGCATCGTCTGGGAGGGCTTCGACGTCTCCGCCCACGATGGCAACCGCATCCCGTTCCTCACCATCGAGGTTGGACGCAAAGCCCAAGTGACGCCGGAGTCGCTGGGTCAGTGCTTCATCAACCGGGTGCTGGTCGGCGAGCAGACGTTCATCACGTCCTTCCATGGCTCCTACTACGGGGCTTTGCAGCATGACAAGGACGACATGGCCTTCATGCACCGGCGTGACATCACCAACAGCGAGTTCAGCACCGGGACGGTGCTTCTGTGGGATGAGCCGCGCGACAAGTTGATCCGCGTCTATAGGGGGGTGGTTGGCGGCGCGACCGACTGGATGAGTACGACGGGTATGGCGAGCGGCTCATACAGCTATCGCACGCCGTTCACCATCCCTGCTGGAGAACAGGTTGCTGGGGCCGCCTTCGTCAACAATCTGATCTGCATCGCCTGCAACGTCGGCAGCGGAGGAACGAAGTTCTACTTCGTCGACCCCGCCACCTTCAATGAGACGCTCACCCCGATCCACTTCGATGTCGGATCGACCGAGTCATTGCAGTCCATCTACAGTACCGGGTATGCGGCCGACGCCGTGTACGGCGTCACCGATGCCAAGGTGCGGCACTACCCAATGGACTTGTTGACCACAAGCTCCACGGATTGCGGCGTACCGGCAAATACAGCCGGAGCCCAGTCCGCAGACGTGGACCCGTTCACTGGCAAGTTGTGGACAGTCAAGCGCACCAATAGCGCCCTGACATGGTCGGTACACGATCAGGGCGCAATGGTCTACAGCGGCTCGCTCGCGCCTTCGGGCTTCTCTGACCTGTGCCGCCAGCCGCTCACGTTCGCGCCGGACTATGTCTACATCTGCGGGCAGCGATGGCTAGCTGTAGACCACTACCTGCGTCTGAACCAGGATACCGGCCAAATGATCGCTGCCCTGGACGGGGTCTATCACGGCATCAACGACCTGCATGCTGTGGTGTGGGACTCCAAAATCAGCCGCTTTGTCGGATTCCGCGAGGGCGGGTTCTACTGCATCAGCACCTCCGCGATCTCGCCAGCAACGCTCCCGTACACAGACGACTACCTGGGCGGCCAGGACTCGTCGCTGCAGTACATGAACCTGCAGGAAGTGCTGACCGACCTCTCCGAGCGCGCTGGCTTGACCTCCAGCCAGTTCGGCTTCATCGGCGACTTCGGCGACCAGGTCGACGGCTACACGCTCGCCAACCAGGTCAGCGTGAAAGACGCCATCTCCGCGCTGCAGGCGGCGTATTACTTCGACGCCGTGGAGGACCAGGGCAAGCTGTGGTTCGTCAAGCGCGGCGGCGAGATGGTGCTGGAGATCCCCGACGACGACCTGGGGGCGCACGTCTCCGGTGAGGACGTCACTGACACCATCGAGACGACCCGCGTGCAGGATGAGGAGCTGCCGCACACGTTCAGCGTGAACTACGTGCTGGCGGCCACGAAGTATTCACCGGCCACGAAGTACCAGCGCCGGCTGGTGGGCTCCAGCGGCGACGAGGCCCGGCTGGAGATGCCAATGGTCTTCACCGACCTGAAGGCGGCCGAGATCGCAGCGGTGAACCTGCATGACCAGTGGATCGGGCGCGTGCGCTACAGGCTGTCGCTTGGCCCGAAGTACGCCTACCTGATGCCCACCGACATCGTGGGCGTGACAGTGGAGGGCAAGCCGTACGTGATGCGGCTGACGAAAGAGACGCACCAGGACAGCGGCGTGCGCGTCTTCGAAGCTGTGCGAGATGACGCCCAGTCCTACCTGCCCAACGTGATCGTCGAGGAGACGCCGCCGCCGGACGAGACGGTGGATACGCAGTCGCTCACCCTGCTGGAGCTCATGTGAACATCAATATGCTCAGGGATGCGGACAACGATCCCGGGTTCTACGCCGCTGCCTGCGCGGCCGATCCGACGGCGACGAACTGGACCGGCTGTGGGATCTACGCTTCGGTGGACGGCGGCGCCACCTACGCACTGGCGTTCACGGTCAACAGTGGCGAG